AAACACCTTGTCGGCTAAGCCACAAGCTTCCAACACGGCTACTGTTGGTTGATTCGTAGGGGTAAGTCAGCTTGCATCTCATTCTGCTGATTACCCGAGGCAATTCCAAACTCTTAGTTTGTGAGACGAAAAGATGGCTTCTAGAGTGGTCTTGATTGACCATGGCTATCCCTTAATCGTAGCATTCTAAGGGTCGATTCATCACAGTGGGTCAGAAATCATGCGAAATCTGGACATGCATGGGGCTCCAGCCATAAACCTAGCCTGCTCAGCTCGCATTGAGGACTGATGACTCGTATCTTCCGTTAGGACAACACGGAACACATCCCCTGATTCCCCAATAAGGTAAGGCTAAGATACGAGTAAGGATGTCTCAACAGGTGTACTATCAGTTTGTTTACAAACTTGCTTATCCAGGGTGTGGCCTTTTGGCTTTCCTGTTGAGTTATTATCATCACCCTTCTTCCTTCCCCACTCTTACCACAACGTTTCGTTAGAAAGATCAAAGCAATTCTACTATACTTAACTTCCCTCTTTTTGAGGTCGAGGTCCAACTTTCGACAGGGTACGGTCGAATGCGGTTTAAAGTACCTAACCTCGCTTTCATCTCTCTCACGTCACTTCTAGGCTCTCACATTCCTACCAGAGACTACGAGCCCTAGCACCTGGGTCTTTTATTATCTTTCAAAACCCCCTTTTGAATCATGACTACTTTTAAACATGTACTCGAAAGGATCAGCCGTTGTCTGGTGTTTTTAATTGGAATCCTCATGTCCCTACGAAATAAAATTACCTCGAGTCTAAAGTTTCTTGGTAGCTTTAGAAACTCTATTCACATGCCAAGTACTGGTGTTTTAAAACTTGTTCAGGCCGCCAATGACTCCATTTACCTCACTGTTGGAGCGACCTCACTCCTGGGAGGAAATCTTCCCTTTTTCTTTTTCCGGTCCGCCGTTTTGATAGAGGGTTTTCATTTTAGACCTTTTCTGTATGTCATTGACTCTCTCCTAGCTTTCAGCAACCCCACTTACTCACGGGTTTCTTACTCTTTAATATTAACGTTTGCTCTATTATTCAGAATGAGGGGCCGTTATGGAGAGCTTTCATTAGCATTCAGAAGCTTATACCTTTATTCCCTCGCATACATTTCCAACATTCAAGGCCGGAATAAGAGCCTTTCTACAGTGCTTCTCCTTTTATACGTGACTACGCTACTTTCCTTGCAAAATATTCACACAGAAATATTCTTGGATCATTTACCGAGTCATAAGGCAGATCATTTGCAGAAATATGGCAAGGAGAAAGTTCTAGGTAAGAAGAACAGAAAGTGGAGCCGCAAAGAAGATGAAGAAGAATATAGCGGCCCCCCCGTCACGAATCCGGCGGCAAAGAAGTGTATCTTCACCTTATCCTCAGACCAATACATTTCTAGCGGCGTGTTCTTGTACGATCAGGGAGAACTGTGTCTCAACATGACATATAAAAAGCTAATAGCCAAAGATCGGTGGAAGCATTTGAGAGAGACCCTCAAGAAATGGAGTAGCGCCAAACCGAAAGACTTGAACGAGGTTTTGGGAGACCTGACTGCCCACAGCATACCTTACATAATAGTGAACTCCACTGGAGTGACCTATTGTCCAGATTTACCCAGCCACCCGAACAAGAAAAGTCTACGTTCCATACTGGATTATGAGGTGTTGGTACAGACTAGCGACGCCCTTTTGAATGCAAACTTCCACACCAGTAGCATTAAGCAAAAGTTTCTCTGGAAAGACGAACAGGGCATTGCTTGTTCACATATAAGTCCCATATTCGACTTCAGCGTTCACTATACTGGAACAGCAGACCTCTTCCCAGAACCGTCCGAAGTTAAGACTAAATGGGTCACCAAAGTCCCACAAGCAGGGCAGCAGTCTACAGCCATTCCTTCTTCATCCTCATCGTCTCCCGTGTCGGTCAACCCATTAACATCTGTCCCTTCTCCCAATGTCTCCACCACCCCTATCCCCGACTTTCCCCCACCTCCTGTGGTGCTTCCCGGAACTACAAACACCATGACCTTTTCTAAGAGCTCGACAGTTGATGACACTACCGTTAAGACCACAGCATTGAGTGCGGAACACAAACCTTTTTATTCCATTACTAGGTTGGACGGTAGCCTAAACAGAGCCGTTTGGGAAGGGAATTGGAATGTAGCTGACTTTTCCAAGGTACCTAAGGAAGTTCAGGAACGTAATAGCAAAACATCTAGACGGGGGAAAAACAGAGAGTACGAGGATTTTATTAATTCCGGCTCTTACCCTTCAGATGATGTTATGGCGGCTCTGCCTGGTTATGAACTACCCCGCTTCAAATCCAAAGTCCGTAAGGTCTTCGCTAGTTTGGAATGGACTTATGAGACAAAACTCGAACCCCTCAGATTCAATAGTAGACTGAATCAAGGTGAAGCTACTAGGGTATTCTTGCAGCTCTTTGCTCTGAATTACGGCACCAAACACTTTTGGGATAAGAGCGGTCTATGTGACTTGATCTCAAGGGTTTACGGTCTCAAAACTAAAATAGACGGTATCAAGTCCTATTTTGGACCAGGGGATTACTATTTCCAGAGAGACGGACCCATACAAATTCCGAAAGGTCAGCCATTGACTCTTGTTAGGGAGAACGGTTCAGTCAGAAAATTAAACTCGATGCCAGATCTGAAGCTCTACAACAATTATGAGTTGATATTGCCGCAAAGCCTCAAGGAATTTCTAGAGATCGAGAAAAGCCAGACCGGAAATTCTCTCTCCAAATTTTGCCGTAGCATATCTGTCCTGGATGTAGACACTTTCGAAACCAGTGATGGCACGGTGTCCAGACACGTGGATAGCCAGGGTCTATCCAATCATTCCTCTCGATTCTATGAAGGTCTGCAATTCCGGTTCAATGTGACCCGAAATGCTTTCAGCAAGTGGGTCATGCCGGTAGAAGCGATCCAAGCCAATGCTGAAATGTCTTGTTTTTCATCCGACGGGGAGCTGCCTTACGCTAGATTGATATCCAAAGAGAAGAATGCCCTGAACGTCTTCATTGGTGGGGGCACTACCAGCCCTAAAACTGCATACATGTTGCAGAGGATGTACAGTGGCAAGATCTTAAGTCTCTGGGATGACAAGGCCGATGCTGGAGAGTCTTTTGAATGTCAACCATTTCCACACTACGAGGCTTACGGAGAACAGGGTTTCTCTTTTGGTTGCTTTAAGTTCAATAGGGGTAGCGAAAAGCTGCACTATTACTGGAAGAGCCACACGGTGCCTTTCGAGGTTAGCTGCTTTGAAGTCAAAACAGGCGCCAAAGTAATAATGCGATTCCCCTTTTCATTCCGTTTCCACCATCCAGAAGTTGACAATACACATAACTCAGATTCGTATCGCGCCCCTTTCGTAAGCGCTTTTGAGCAGCACATACATTGGCCCGTGGGCAAAAATCAAGGAGACGGACGACTCTATATGTGTTTGAAAGGGAAACATCCCAATCTAACTCCAATCACTCCCGCAACACATAGCACTCTTGGCTTGCCCCTAACCACTCATTATCAATTGGTGGCTAATTTGAGTAATATGAACCCTGCCGAACGCTATAATTTTTATCTTGAATATACCAGGAAAGCCGGCTCTGAAAGCGGCTTGCATGAAGAAATCTTGCAGGAGACTTCGGTTAAGATATTAAAAACCATAGAATTATTGGACTCTTTACAATTGAACAGCCAAAATAGGCTAAATGGAACCCTGGATTGCCGGAAAGTGGTTCAGAGGAAGGTGATAACGGATTTGCAGGTTCGAAACAACGGTTATCATCATGAAAAAGTCATGGCTATGATGAGTTTACGGCCAGAAGAGGTGGAACATGATCTAGGTGTTACTCGCAAACACTTTGAGATCTTTGATTCTGAGGACCTCCTAGATTTCATTTTTGAAAGGTTGACAGGTAGGAAGAATCGTTCCAAGCTAGTCCAAAAGTATGATCTTACTGAGGGATTGCAAAAGGTCATGGCAAAGAAGAAATTTTCTCGCGGCGAACCACAAGCAAACTTGGTAAAATCGGAGAGGAGATGTGCGAATTGCAATGGTTACCCCCCTATTAAGTACAAGTGGCTAAACGGATTTTGTGAATGGTGTTCCTACGGGTGTTTAAGTCCGGAAAAAGGTTCGTCGGCTTACTGGTTTGCTAATAACTCATGTTTTCCATATTTGACCAAGGCTCTTGGTTTCGAGTGGCCAATTGTACCTCGCTATCCCACCAACCCAAATTACAAGGACAAGCCGGTGAGAGACGAATTGGTTATACCCTCCAGCATACGTAAATTCACCGAAGAAGGCCATACCACAGTGGGCGGCCCTACTGATACAACCCTCAACAAGGCTATAATTAGAGACGGGAGAGTGGGAAGGAAAGAGATCGGCCTTGACACCCGAAATGTCAAGGATATGCCTGTTTCCAAGCCCATCTACCTTGTAGGGATAGCTTTTAGTGCACTAGCCGGTGTTTTCAACGTTACACCCACACTGCAGGTCAACACGGTCTTACGGCGGTTGTTTGCAAAGCCAGAGAGTGATGGATCCTTACCAGAGTTCGAAAAGTTGTTTCGTTTCATGAAAACTCATAACTTTATTGGCCAAGAGGGATCCTATTTGAATAAGGGTGCCATACCTTTTTGTCCTCTCGATTATAGTTGGATAAAGCAGAATATGGTCAGGAAATGTGGCCTGGTAAAACCATCCAAAACGAAAGGTGCACCAATGCCTAAGATGTCGGAGCATGAGGCCACTGTATTGCTGCGTAACACCCTACTCATGCTGAATTCCGAGGTCTGGCATGTGGATATGTGTCATTGGATGACGCTAACCTCAAGATATCGCGAAGGTCTCCCTCACGAACCTTTCTGGTTGACGAAGTTTGTACCGCGCCGCAGAAGTGCATATGTTAGATGCCTATATAAGTATTCCTTGGAGGTTTCAGCGAGCGGGCCTTTCATCCCCAAAGTAAACTTCTCCTTTTTCATAAAAAGGGAAAAGGAGACTCTCTTAGAGGATTTCACTCACAGCACCGCCAAAATAAATCCTAGAGTCATCTGTAATGCAGACCCGATATCACAAGTCCTCGCGGGACCCATACTAAAGTCGGCAACCCACATGGCCCATTTGGCGTATGATGTCGACGATACTTTCACTTATTTCGGTGGCCTCGGACCCTCTCAACAACATTATTGGCTCAATGAAGTACTTGACGGAAACTATAATTGCAAGGTTGGATCCGGGGCCCAAGGCTCGATGGTGGCCATAGAAAATGATTTTTCTAAGATGGACTGTTGTTACAGTAAGGCGGCGTTCACCTTTATTAGAAGAGTATATGAACACTGGGGCTTACCAGTCAATGAACCGATGCTGTCTTCCATAATGGAGCAGTGGGAAAAGCCCTATGGCGCTTTCAATAGCGGAATCAAGATAAGTGCCCCAATCATGAATGCCTCGGGGCGTTCTGACACCGCATTGATGAACGTCTTAATCAATGTGGCTGTTCAGCTTTCCGCTTACATCCAAGTGTTCACTAATAAGGATGACCTGGATGCCATAACGCCGGAGGAAGTCCAACACTTTCGGGCAAACTTTAGAATGGCAGCCCTGGGAGACGACTCCATAACCTTCTTTCCCGACACAGCAGAATTAGGGAAGAGAGTGGCAGATATCGTTGCTCTCTACGGGTTCGAGACCCGTGACATGAAGATCCACAAGAACTTCAAACATTTGACTTTCCTTGGTATGCATGCTTATCCTGCTGTTGTAGACAATAAAGAGGTTTTGGCCTGGGGTCCTACAATAGGTCGTTTTTTGTTTAAACACGCGTATTGTGAGGGGGAACCGACCCAGCCTAGAAGATGGTTAAAGGACGTAGCTGAAGCAAGCAACTTGATGTTTGGTTGGCTGCCCATTATTGGTGAGCTTTGTAGGAAGGAAATTCAATTATTGAATCGTTATGAAAATCAGGCTGGCGTTCATTACAAGGTCGACGTTCTGAAAGCAGTAGATGAAATATTCAAGTATAAGGCCGCTTTTAGATACCGTAGAGACATAAGTACGGACTCTAGGATGTCTTCGTTTCTCCTAGACGTTTATGGTCTCTCCCCCCGAGATCTGCAAGGTATAGTCGATCAGATAGATTCAGTGTGCGTCCTTCCCTCACTGATCAACACACCGACCATAGTGGATATGGTCAGAAAAGATACAGGATAACTTGGTTTGTGGGAGGGGATTGAAAAGCTCCTGATGAAGGTGGCTCGCCAGAAAAGAAAGTAGACACTCAGCTTCTCTTTGAGTATAGTCGAAGCTCGCACACCTTAGTTACTAAGGACAGTCATAGACTTTCGAAAATTGCCACTTTAAGCTATCAGAGATTTAACAATGCCCCGTTCCGGAAAGAACAAACCTCAACCAAAGGCTGCGAAATGGAAACAAAACCCAACGCAGTCAAACCAACAAAACCAGAAGAAGCAGGCGAATCAGAAGAAAAACCCGTTTTCTCAGAAACCAAAAGAACCGAACAGAGCAGTAGTAGCAAAAACTGTCCGACGCGACCGATTTCTTGGGAGCCAAAATATGAAATTGGACAATGCTGTAGCTGCAGGTGTCATAAAGAAGAGTATCGAAACCTCAAAGAAAGAAATGAAAGCTCTGGCAGGAGTGTTGTTGCCTTACGACTGCGAAGTGCCTCGAATTTTAACTGGGGCTCAGCACCAGGTAATAATGCCCGTCGCTACGGCCAAAAACTTCAAAATTGAAAATTTCGACCTCTCTACTTACAATGAAGACCTGTTTATCAACAGATGTCCTACCGTAGGCTCGCTAGGATCCGGCAAGAGTCTGTGGCCACTTGTCAAGAGTAGCCTTACTATCGTCCAATTCCACGATTCAGTACTACATGCGATCTATCCTATGATCTATCCTAGCTCCTTTCCTTCAGTTTACTCTAGCACCTTCCTGATAAACGCTCAATGCGGGGAAACCGCCAACACGTTAACTATGTCCCCAACTCCAGCACCTACTCTACTTGATTTGTACATACAGCCCTCCGCTTTGGTGTATACAAGTGGAACTAAAAAGTATGGTGATATCATACAGTGTTGGCAGTTTGACCCTCAAAGACGTTGTTTTTGGGTGGATGCAAACAATAGCTTTGGAGGAGCTACCCTATTCTTTGGTTTCAAATGTGATCCCAACACCACAATTCATCCTGGAGGTTTGACTGTCCATCTTTGTCGTTGGACTAACAGCCTCTCGGACCAGCCCTATGCGACAGTTGTAACTGGAGACGTTGCGCCATCTGGTGACGGCCTGGCTGAATTCGATGTCAAAGAATCGGGCTATTATTATTTCAAAATAAGCGGGATTCTGACTCCCACTGTTGAAGCAGTTTCAACTGGCATATCAGTCACCTTGGGTTATGAGAATGACTTGTACATGATCTCACATCACTTACTAAACGAAAACTTGAATCTAAATTCATATGGCGAGAAACGAGCTTGTGATGTGAAAAGGGCTCAAGCTGTTGGTTGCTCACTACTTATGACTAACACAACCGCTGGAGCTTACAGATCTGGGACTGTCACAGCTAGAGTGCTACAGAATGAAGACCTATGGTGGGATTTCACTGGAGTTGGAACTGAGGAGATAACATCGGCGGCCAGCCCTCTCATTTACACTAATAAGTGGGAGACTGGCTGCTATTCGGTCACCTTCCCCAACCAGCTCCGATACTCCGATGTGGCCAGGTACGAGAGGAAACGAACATACAATATGTCCAACCCCCTGACTACTACTGATCTGAATTATAATGGTTTTGTTGGGGCAAACTTGATTAGAGTTGAGGTGGGAGCGACTAGTGCAGCAGCCGGTGCTATTAGTGCAAAATTTACTTTCTGTGTCGGTTATTCGTTCATCACGGACACACAAATGTTCAACTTGAAAATGCCCGATGTAGCTCCGGAAGTCTGGGAAAAGGCTTCATTTCAGTTGGCACGTTTGCAGAGGTTTCACGAAAACCCTTGGCATTGGTCTGATATAACGTCAGCAATTAAGAAAGCAGCGGGTTGGGTCAGCGATGTTGGTAAGAAGATTATTTCAGCAGCTCCTACGGCAACCAAATTAGTCGGCATGGGAGTAGACGCGGCTGAGCTCTTAGCCAGCGCGTTGTAAATACCGGCAAATCTTCCCCCAACCTGCTTGGCTTAGAGAAGGGTATCTTAGATTGCTAGCCTTGACAGAGCCCCCCCTCCCACGTTACCCTGTATAGTAGATTCACTCCTTTCGATTTCAGAGTGATACTGGTAGATGATGATAGGCTTCTTAGTCGTCTACGTATGCACTGAAGCCTGCCGAGGAAACCCTCAGACCCTTGGCTTTAAAATTCTTTTCTGAGGAGTCTTACAAAGTGGTTCTTATGTTTGACTTGACTTCAACCTGTACCAAAATCCCGGTTTAAAGATCGCATGATCGGGCACCTTAGAGAGTTTTTGCGAGTGGGGC